GCCTTGTAACTTCGTCATCACTATCTGGATCTGGTTCCATTCCTGGTTGTGTATTTTCCATTTCTGGCTCATCCATCATAGCTGACAAACGTTCCATATCCATACGTGGTGAAAGCATTTTAGGTCCAACTTCTTCTGCGGCACCTAGTCCTGCATTTTTCATCATGTCTAGTAGATCAGCAACGTGTTCTTTACCACTTGCGTTCATACTAACATTTACTGTTACTGGATTGCCTTTGTCTACTTCTGGAGCCATTGGTGGAGCCATTCCCATAGGACCTTCTCCAATTCCACATTCTTCGATGTGATCCATTGATTCAATTAATTTCTTCATATTCATTTTATCAGCCTCCCACAACTGCTTTAGTATTTTCTACATCGCCGATATCTGATGACTCTCCAACTGGAGCACCTTCCGCACCACTGTGTTCATTTTCTTTGCGATCTTTTTCTAATTCTTGTAATAGACTCATTACTCTGTTACCAGCTACTGAATCCTGTGCGCTTTCCCCGCCCATGTCTTCTGTAGTTAACTTAGTATCATACGGAGCATCGTCTTTCATTTCTTGATACTCTTCTCTAGGATCATTTGCATTGCGTACAATAATATGTGCTTGATCACAACCACAGCAACGTGCAACGTATTCTTGTAGCACTTGACTAGTACTAGGATATTCTAACTCTGTTTCAAAATAAGTAACTTCCATATTCTGTAACTGTGGAAAGTCTAATGGACGTTCTTGTATTGGAGTCTTCTTGCCAGGAGTCATGTTTAATACTTTAAACTTTCTCAAACAAGTTTCCATGGAGTCTTCAAAACCTTCTGGTAAAGGTCCTGCTACACCTATTTTAAATTCGTAAGTCTTTTTAGACTCGTTTAGTAATGTTTTAAATGATCTCATTGCGCATTGATCCTGTTCTATATTATTATTTATCTTTATCTATACCTTTGAGCTTCTCTAATAGACTATTTCTGTCAGTAACCACGTATCCGGCGCCGTTAACCATGTCTCCGTCGCCTGGGCCTGTACTGTCTTTATCCATTTTTTCTTTTTTAAGTTGCAGCTCAATCATCTTTAGTTTTTTATCTAATTTTGCAACTTTAGCATCTAAGCTAGTTTTAAGCATTCCGCCAGCAGTTTCAAATACTCTACCACTATAACGACTTTCAACATTCATGCCCAAATCCATAAGATCATCATATGCTTGCATGGCTTTATCAGCAACTTCATTTAGTTCCTTATCAGCCATATCGCCTAAACCTTTTACAGCCGGTAATGCTGAAGATATTTTATCAAATTCTTCAATATCACGAAATGTTTCTGCTTGAGTAATTTCGTACTTAGACTGTTGTTCTTCTTGAGCTTCTGCTTGTTCTATTATTTCTTTAGAATCAGGTAAGTTCAATAAGTCTTCTAATTTTTTGGTCATTAATCCATTCCATTATATGCTACTATTATTTATCTTCTGCGACCTGTATGGAAAATATCATCTTCAGTAACAATACGGAATAATATACCTTTTTGTTTGCACCAAGCTCTAGCTGCTTCCCACTTGGCTTGATTAACTACATAATGTGCTTGATTATGTTTGCTTTTGCCTAGCCGTTCTCGCATTGCTTGATTAGCAGGTTTAACTTCAATTAGTTCTACACGTTTTTTAGTACTTTTATCTGCATATGCAATAAAGAAGTCAGGTACATATATAGTTTGCTTGCCAGTTAATGGATTTCGATAAGGTATACGCACAGCTTCGCTTGCCCATTGTTCTATTGCTGGATGTTCGTCACAAAACTTCATAAAAGTAAATTCCCATCCGCTGCGATATGTAGGTGTTTTGTTTCCTATATATTTTTGTGGATTTTTTAGATTGAATTTACCTTGCGCAAAACGACCCATATCATATTACAACGTTTCTTTGATCAAATAGTTGTGAGTTAGATATGTCTTCACGAAATCCTAATACGCTAGTTTTAGATCTGTTAAAATTAAGTATTTGAGCGACAATTAAACTTAGTTGCACATCTGTTACACCTTTTAATGTATCTAAAAGTTGTTGCACATTTAATTCGTCTATTTTGGCTTGCTGTAATAATACACTTGCTGTATTAATAGCAGATACTTTGCCAAATCCTCTTTTTAAGAAATAACCAATAACTGCATCAACTTCACTTGCGTTATAGCTAATCTCTATATCATAAAAATTATTAAAAAACTCTGGTGTTAATTCTGTAGTTGACATATTAAGTTCCGCCTATATTATTAATTGCATTAGATGCAACTTGTGCTAATTTTTGGTTGCCTCCAGCAATACTATCTGTTACTTGTTTATTGTATGCAGATTTTTGTGATGCATTAGCACTATTGTAAGCATTAATACTTACATTGTTTAATGCTCCACTATTAACTAAAGCTGGCATAACTTGACTTGCAACACTAGGATTTGCAAGGCTTTGCACAATCTGTGTAGAACTAAGTATTCTACTATTGTTTGATGTTGAAGTTGTAGTTTCCACTCTATTCTGACTATCTGGTACAGACAAGTTATTTTTTGATAATACATTAGTTACTAAGCCGCCAATAAGTCCTGCGCCAACTTGTTTTAAAATATTTTTACTTGGACTATTACTATTACCAAATGCTTTATTTAATAATGCACTTGTGCCTAATCCTATTAATGCAGGTAATAAACCTTTTTCACCACCGTTTGGAATCATAGCATTATCTAGATAACCTAATGGACTTGGTTCTACATCATAACCGACTGCTGCATCTGCAAAGCCTGCTGGAGTATCATTAACAACATTTCCGCTAGTATACTGCACACCTTCGTATGCAACAGTTATTGTATTCTCGTTAAATCCGCCATCGCTGGCATCAACGCCACCGTGGTCCCAAGCACTTAGTAATGGATTAACTAATGTGTATGCTACCCATTCTCTACGTGCCAATTGATAAATTGTAATGTATTTGAAGAATGGATTTTTCTTACGATTGTCTAAACCATATGAAGGTACTCTAGCAAAATATTTGTCACGAGGACCGTATGCTGCTTCTGAACCTGTGGTATTTTTATTAGCATCAACAAAGTAATATCTGTAATATTCTTCTAATAATGCTCTAGTTACACCAGTGTTATCATCATGAAAAGTAATTCTGCAATCTTGGTAATCTACTCTAGTTTGTACATTCTTTTTACGATTGTATTGTTGCTTGTTTTCTACACTTGCTCTAAAACTAGGCAAGTCTGCACTTTTAACAAGTACACCTAGTTCTTTTTGAAATTGGAATACATTTGATGTTGCGCTGTTGCCAACTTCATCATTAGGCTCGAACCTAACATGATACATGTATTTAGATTTAGGAGCAAACGCAAAATTATTTTGCGTATAGATTTGGTTCGCATGACGAGCATCACGTAAATGTGTTTCTGACTGTAAATTGAATAGGAATGCATCTTTTAAACTCATACTAATATTTATCCTTGTGAATTATCCGTGCATATAAAGAAAAAACGAAGACCGCGTTAACAACCTTCGTTTTTCTTTTAAAACACCAACCTATAACTAAGCGTATTAGCCAGTAACAGTTGTTCCACCTGTTGCCGCTGCTACTGCTCTTGCAGTTGCTTCGCCAATACCTTCGAATGATTCATCTGCACCAAACTGTATAGCATTATCATAACGTATAGTTAATGATGTTGTTACTGCTTCGTTTGTTGCATATGCTAACGTGTTGTAGTTAGCTGATTCAATGTAGCAACCTACTAATTGGAAGCGATCAATTACTGCTGCTCCATTAGCACCGTTACCACCGTCTAGAACTTCAATTCTAGTTTGGAATTTGTATGTTCCACTTGACACTGCACTAGATTGCTCAAAGAAGTCGAACTGTCTTTGTAGCTGCTGTCCAACAACTTTTTGTACGTTGTTGTTTGCATCTTCGCGTAGTGTTAGCGTAATTGGTTCCCATGTGTGCTTACCTGCAAGATATGTTCTTGAGTTATAAGCGTCAATAGTCATTTGTTCAAAACTAACGTTTGGACGACTTACGTCTACTACTTGTCTTGAAATTTCTCTTGTACCATCTGGTCCTCCAGTAGTACCAAAATTGTCTAGTAATACTCTAAAACGATACTGTAGTTTAGGCATCAATAATGATGAGTTACTTCCAGCGCCTTCAGTAGGTACACTAATATTTTGTAAAGTTGTGATTGGCATTATGTTCTCCTATACAGTATTTATGCCTCAATGAACGGAGTATTACCTCCGTTCATTATGTGCGCATATTAACCTAGTGCTGCAATTTCGCCTGTGTTTTTAATACGCAATGGAATGTAAATAAATTCAATTGCTTTAACTGGTTCAATTGCTATATCTAAGTATAGCTCGTTTCTATCAATTCTAGCTGGTGTGTTGTTTGATTCATCACACACTACTAAGAAATCATACAATGCACGTAACGCTACTAATTCTAGTAACAATGCATCTGCTGCTGCTTTAACTTGATCACGTGTGATCTTGTCATTTGGCTCAAACAAGTATGGTTTCGCTAGTAGCTCTAGCTGTCCACGTAAGTAAACAGTTAAACGTGCTACGTTAACTCTATCCAATGCACTTGCGTTTCTTGCACGAGTCTTTTGACCAAATACAACAAGTCCTGCACCACTAATAAATGTGATCGGGTTAATTGCATTTGAATAAAGTGTATCACGCTGTCCAGTGTTTAATGCTACACTTACAAATTCGCCTTCGCTATTAATATAGCCTGAACTTGTAGCGTTGCTTACACCACCACGTCTTGTACCTGCTGGAGCAAACCAGGGGAACGCAACTTGGTCGTTTAGTATGATAGTGCGTAGTGCCATATGACTTGCTGGAACAACAATATTGTTTCCTGCATTATCACTTGTAAAGCCTGAACCGTAATACATAGCCATGTACTCATCGTAACTAACTGCACCATTGTCATTATCTTCTAATGCTAGTTTAACGTTAGTTGCCCATTCATTTAATGAAGTTGCATCTGGTGTTAAACGGAATGGTGTATCACCAACAACAAATGCTGTTAAGCGTCTGTCATAGTTTAATGTGATCATTTCACCAATTAGCTCTGGATAACCTGGAGTAGCTAACAAGTTAAACTGACGACTTTCTTCGTCACGTATTTCTTGGTTGCTATTAACAGTTGCTTGTAACGCTTGTACAACACTCTTACGCTGTGCATGACGTCCAAAGCTACCTGAACCATCTGCTTGGTTACCTGAGTCTGTTACCCATCTGTGTGGGTAGTAAGCTGCCATTGACGCTCCTGCATCAACTCCGCCTTGACGAACGTTTTTAGCAGTTAAGTCTACATAGCTACGCTCAAAACGCTTAACGTTAAATCCGCTCTTACGTAAGTTCCATAACAACATACCTTTTGGATATAGTGCTGGATCTGGAGCATCTACGTCTACAAAGTCACTTACAAGCAATTCTGCAATAGATGCACTTGGTGCATCGTCTGCTGTTCCGCCTGTGTCACCTTGACGTGCATCTGCAAATAGTATTCCGTTTTCAGTTGTTTGATCTGATTTATCAAGTAAGATCCACTTGCTAAGTGTAGCATTGTATCTATAAACTGCTGGATAATTTTCAACATCTGCTGTGCTTACCCAAATATCACCTTCTACTAGTGCAGTACCATCTGACTGTACAGTTGGCTCTGTTGCTGCAACTTGTGGTCCATCTGAGTCTGTTCCACTGTATGGACTTGAATCAGCTGATAAGCCAGTTCCGCCTACATAGTTAAGACCAACAAATGCATCGCCATTATGTACTAGGATGTCTACTTCGTCAACAACACTGTTGTACCATAGTTGACCATCTGCTGCTAAACTTAATGGAACATTGCCTGATGCTGTGTAAGTTAGTGGCTTCCAGTTTGAAGCTACTAAACCAGTTGCATTTGGTCCAACATATAAGTTAGCTGTTGTTGCTGCTGCAAAACCAAATCCTGCTAAACCACTATCTGTGTCAACTAATTTAATTTCTCCACCTAGTTTATGCTGAATTACAACTTTATTTGTTCCATCTACTAATGCTACAACATTTACTAGACCTTTAGCATTAATTGCTGCTGCTAATAAATCAGCATCGCCACTTGCGCCTAATGTTGTTACACTTACTGTTGCAGGAGCAGTCATTGCTGCTGTATTAGCTCTTGATTCACTAATTGTAAATGTGTAAGTTGCTGCTGCAACTCCACTTGCTCCAATTACTGTGCCAGAGATGCTAGTTGCGCCTGCTGCTACTCTTGAATAAACTTTGTAATTACCAATTGGGTTACCAAGCTCATCTACGTTAACTTTTGCATATAATGATCCAGCTAGTAAGTTTGCGCCACCGCCTGATTTATCAAGACCGTAAATTGAACTTTGTGCTGTAGTATAAATTGGTGTTGTTACAGTTGACCATAGCTGTGTCGCTGTGCTGTACTGTTTAACACTTAATTTTGCTCCACCATTTGGAGTAGTTGTTTTAATCCAAACACTACCACTTGGTGCTGGTGTAGTATCACCTGATTTAAATGCAGGTACTGCTGTGTGCGGTGCTGCTTCTAATCTTGGTGAACTAGATGTTCCTGCTGTTAGACCTAAGTCTGTTAACAAGTCACCTGTTCCTGCTGCTAGTAAAATTTTGCCATCTGCTACTGAACCGTTTGATTCACTTAATGAGTTTGCAAATAATTCAATTGAACCATCAACTAGTGCTGATGTTACACCAGCAACGCCTGCTGCATTAATAATTGTAACTAAATCAGCAATACCTGTGCCACTTGCTAATACAACATTTGTGCCGTTAATACTAATTGAATCACTTTGAGTTAATGTTGGATTAGTTGCTGTGCCGCGTACCGCTGCCCAACTTGCTTTCCAAGCATCACTACCTAATTCTACCCAAGTACCTACGTTTGCAGTTCTTTGAGCTGCTGTACCGTAACCTGGAGTTTTGTAGTATACTCTGTTCATTGTGTCGTTAGCATCTATTGCATAATCGCCTAATTGGCCAATTGATGCTTTTGGTGCTGAGCCTAGTCCTGATACTAAATCAGTTGTTACTGTAAGTACTGTTGGAGCCTTTGCTGCGAAAGTTTGTCCACCTGTTTGTGTAACTGCTAAGCCGTTCCATTGTAGGATACCGTAGTTGCTAGTTGAAGTGTCAAACCAGTAAGCGCCATTTGCTGGCTCTCCACCTGGTGCTGATGCACTTGCTGTTAATTCTGCTGAGTCTAAATCAGCTCTTACAACATACACACGATTTGAAACGCCTAATGCAGAGTAAGCAGCTTGTAGGCCGTACTCGTTAAGCTCTCCACCGTGGATCATGTTGCCGTTATTATCGCTATAAAATAGAGGATCGCCAAATGTTTCACCAAGCTCACGCTGACTAGTGATCAAATAAGGTTTTCCTGCATTTGCTTTTATCGTACCTGCTGCTGTTCCTGTTCCACTGCTTTTAGTTTTATTACTAGCAGTAGCAACAAAGATCATAGGTACCGTTCCAGCGGCAGCTGGGGTGTAGAACGATTCGTCAATTACATTGACTTCTACGCCTGGTGATACTAATGCCATGTTATTTCTCCTGTTGGATGTTAGTGTTCTGTACAGTATTTAGTAGTTTACTGAAATTTCACCTAAGTTATAGTACCGAAAAAGGGATATAAAAGGTGAGCTAAATATATGTATGAGACCTTTATGCAAATGCGGGCATAGACCTGCTGCTATAAACTACAAAAAACAAGGCAAAGTATACTATCGTAAACTATGCGAAATTTGTTTGCGCCACGGCGAAGGTCATGGTATACCTAAATGGAAACTACGTGGATATGAAAAGAAAAACAATTGTGAAAAATGTGGATTTAGATCAAAGCATACAGAACAGTTTAATGTATTTCATATAGACGGAGATTTAAATAATTGCAGGCCTAATAATTTAAAAACTATTTGTGCTAACTGTCAACGCATTGTACAGAAAGAAGGAGTGCAATGGAGGCAAGGAGATTTAACTCCTGACTTTTAAATGTTCCATAAGTTGATAAGTGTTAAACATTAGACCATTTAGATCACGATTATTATCAATAGTATAATCAGCCATCCATTGTTCTAAACTCATTGAGTCTTTGTTTTCTGGAGGTAAATGCTCACTGCGATCAACCCAGATAGCATAATCAAATACACCAGTATTTTTCATTGCAAAAAATTCACGCTTGTTTCTTAGGCCGCAATATATGTCATGTTCTTTAAATATTTCTCTACCTAGTGTTGCTGCATCTTTTTCATTATAATCACAGATAGCATCATACCATTCTTTTCGATGTGCATGCCTGTCAGCATAACATTCTTCTTCGTTAGCGTAACCATACTTTTCTTTTAGATCATTATATATAAACAGTTTTGAACAAAATCGGCTGCTGCTTTCAAAACTATAGTTGTAGTTTTTTTCTAGTATTTCGCAAACAGTATCTTTACCGTGCCGACCGTGGCCAATAACTAATAATTTAGGTAACATTTTAACTCCGCATGATTAATAAGACAACTTATTTCTTATTATATACGAGTTTTGCAGTTATGTCAAGTATTTTTTTTAACCTATTGTAAAGCCGTAGCCAACACCACCAGCAACTGCCATTGATACTTCAGCATCAAGTTTTTCCATATCAGCTTGTGCTTCTGCTTTAAGAGCATCACCGTTTAGTGTCGATCCGCCTTGTGGACCAGCTATAGTAGCAAACTTACTTCTTGCTTCGCCTAGCATATATTTACAACCAGCAAGTGTATAATCTTTAATCCATTGTACAGCTAAGTAATCACTAAGTAATTCGCTATCTGGACGATAGTTATAACAATAAAGTAATATTTCTTCTTCTGCTCTTGGACGTTGTAATAACGTAAGTTTCTTAGTTGGGGAGTTCCATTTAAATTCTATAAATGATCCAAACATTCTGCCTACTAGCTCTTGGTGTTGTGCGAACATATCATATGTTGCTAATCCACCTAATTTTGAGCCTGAAAGCAAATATGTATTAGTGTATGCTGCGTTAAATGGTTCAAACATACTGCCGCCATCTCCGCTACCTGCACGTGATCCTATTGATCTACGGTATAACTTACGAACTTCAATAACTTCATTTGGCAAAGTATATTCGTTTTGATCTACAACAGTAGTTAAGAACATGTATGATTCTTCAACACTATTATCACTACGCTGTCTAAAACGTGTAAGTGCTTTAGTTAATGCTGTTTGATAGTGTATAGGATCAAGTTCAACATCAATCATGCCTCCACCAAGGAATGTGTTAACATAATCGTATACTTCTTGTTTTTGTGTCGCTAGTGTCATATGAAAGTCTCCATTAGTATTTATCGTTACGATAAATATGTATAACGAATAGGAGAACAGTTATCCCACGTCTTAGCTTATATAAACCGGAACGCGGAAACGATTACCATTTCTTAGACAATCAAATCTTAGAAATGTTTACTATCGGCGGTACAGATATTAATATTCACAAGTTTCTTGGTGCAGAAAACCCCGCGGTTGGCGAAGGTACTGCTGATCAGCCTACGTATGATGCTGTAAAAGAAACTAATATACAAGATCTACTATTTTTAGAAAATAGAGACAGAAAATACGATGCTGATGTTTATAGTATGCGTGGCATTTATAATGTACAAGATATTGACTTTGATTTGTCACAATTTGGACTATTTCTAAGTAATGACACACTAATGTTAACAATACATTTGAATAGTTCAGTTAAGACCTTAGGTAGAAAAATCATGTCAGGCGATGTTGTTGAATTACCGCATTTGAAGGATGAATATGCTCTTAACGATTATAGTGTTGCACTTAAACGCTTTTATGTTGTAGAAGATGTTAATCGTGCAGCAGAAGGTTTTTCACAAACATGGTATCCGCATTTATATCGTTTAAAATTAAAGCAAATATACGACGGACAGGAATATGCCGAAATACTTGATTTGCCTGCAGAAGAAGGTAGCGATAACACATTGCGTGATTTGCTTTCAACCTATGAAAAAGAAATGCAAATATCAGATGCTGTAGTTGCTCAAGCAGAAGCGGATGCTCCTAAAAGCGGATATGATATTAGTCATTATTATACAGTAAGTACAAATGATGACGGCAGTGTAGCATTGCAAACAGCAGATGATACCGATATCGAAGCAAGTAATCTTAACATTAGTGCAGATGAAGTTGCTAATAGACCAGAGCGTGAGGGCTATACTGGTTATCTAGTTGGCTCAGGTGATGCTGCGCCGAATGGTGCGCCATTTGGATTTGGTATACAATTTCCATCTACTAATGTAGACGGTGACTACTTTTTACGTACAGACTTTTTACCAAATAGAATGTTCCGTTATGACGGCGCACGTTGGGTTAAAGTACAAGATGATATTAGAATGTCATTAAGTAATACACTTGAAAGACGCACACAAAAAGCCAGCTTTATTAATAACACAAATCAGTCAACAATTGCCGGCGAAACTGTTCAAGAAAGACAAAGCCTATCAAAGGCATTACGTCCAAAGGCGGATAATACATAATGCAACATTTTTATGACGGACAAATAAGAAGATATATGACGCAAATGATGCGCATACTTGCAAACTTTCCTGTACAAGACGGTAAAGGTGTGCAAAAAGATGTTCCAGTAACATATGGCGATCTAACACGCCAAGTGGCAAATATTATTCGAGAGAATAGTGAAAATAAGATACCTAGTGCGCCTCGTATTGCTGTTTATTTGACTGGTCTTGAATTAGATAAGGATAGACTAACAGATGCAACATATACACGTAAAGTGAATATACGCGAACGTGAATATGACGAAGAAAATAGCGAGTACCTAAACACACAAGGTAAAAACTATACTGTTGAAAGACTAATACCAACTCCATATATGATGCGCATTAATGCAGATATTTGGAGTACTAACACTGATCAAAAATTACAAATATTAGAACAAATATTAGTATTGTTTAATCCTAGTTTAGAAATGCAAACTACAGATAATTTTGTTGACTGGACTAGTATTACCGTTGTTAATTTAGAAAATGTAACATGGACAAATCGTAGTGTGCCAGTTGGTGTTGATAGCGAGATAGATATTGCTACATTAAGTTTTAGTGTTCCTATCTATATTAGTCCACCTACTAAAGTACGTAAGATGGGTGTTATTACAAATATTATTACAAGTATGTTTGACGAATCATTAGGTGATATCGAATCTGGAGTTAGTGCGCCAATATTAAATGCATATGACGATAGACCAAAAGCAGGTATTACACAGAATGAATTTGGTAGAAAAGCACAAAGTAGTGCTGCAAACGAAATGGCAAATGTTAACTATAATACATATGGTGCATATGTAAATCAAGATAGTGCGCAACTATTTTCTAATGGCATGGTTGGTAATAAAAATTGGAGAGAAATCTTTGAAGCATTACCTGGAATATATGCTGCTGATGTAAGTCGCATATACTTTACTAGCCAAGACAATAATAAAACTGTAACAGGTACCTTTACTTTAAGCCCGTTTGATGATACTAAAATATTGATTAACTGGGACGCTGACAGTTTTCCAAGTGACACTGTAATTTCAGGACGTACAAGTATTGATTATATTATAGATCCTACTAGCTATAATCCTACTGATATTAAAACGTCTGGTGTAAGATTATTGCTACTAGATAATGTAGGCAATGCAGACGCTACTGAATCGCCAGTAGCTTGGCAAAATGCAGATCAATCAGCAACAGTTGCTAGTGCTAATGATATTATTGAATGGGACGGTTCAAGGTGGAATACTGTATTTGATGCAAGTGCTGCTACTGAAATAACATATACTACTAATCTAAATACAAGTATACAATATAGGTTTAGTAACGACGAATGGTTATTAAGTATTGATGGTGATTATCCAGTTGGTACCTGGAGAATTGAACTTGCTGGCTAACTATATATATGAGCAATCGTATTACATGTAGTGGTGCATTATTTTACACACTAAAAACAAATAGATTTTTATTCTTACATAGAGCAAACGGTAAACGTGGTAATATGTGGGGACTTGTTGGTGGCACTAACGAAGGAGCAGAAACTCCATTTGAAGGACTTAAAAGAGAAATTGAAGAAGAAATTGGTTTCTTGCCTGATATTAAAAAGACATTACCTTTAGAGAGTTTTATTTCACCTGACAGCAGATTTTATTTCCATACTTATTTGTGTGTTATCAATGATGAATTTATTCCTACCTTAAATACTGAACACGACGGATATGCTTGGTGTTCATTTACTAAATGGCCAAAGCCGTTACATCACGGACTTCGCAATACATTACAAAGTAAAGTTAATTTAGCTAAGTTAGATACTGTATTTAAAACAATCAATTTACTTGACAATTAGTCAAAAATAAGGTATAATAACAATATGAAAGTATTAGTTCTTGGTGACATAATTATCGACAAATACATATATGGGACTAGTAGTCGCATTAGTCCTGAAGCACCAGTGCCGGTAATAACTTATATTGATGAAAAAGAAACAAGGGGCGGCGCAGGTCTTGTATACGAAAACTTAAAAAGTTTAGGCGTTGATGTTGATATGTTTGAAACACAAGGTCAAGTTAGTGTTAAGACTAGAGTAATTTGTGACGGACATTATGTTACACGTATTGACGATGATGCACAATCAAATGGCATGGACGTTCTAAAACAAGTACAAGAAACTGATTTTTCACAATATGAATATGTTATATTAAGTGATTACAACAAAGGCGTATTAGACGAAGCAAAAGAAATTATTGCACATATTAACAAGTATAATTGTAAAGTAATTGTTGATCCAAAAGAAAATGCTTGGTTCTATGAAAATGCTTGGTTAGTAAAACCTAATTACAACGAGTTTCACGACTTAGGGTTTGATGACTGGCAAGGCAATATTATTACAACTAATGCCGGTGAAGAAGTTATTGCAACTATCGATGGTGTGAAATATGAAATACCTGTTGATAATTTAGAAGTGTCAGATGTTACTGGTGCAGGTGATTGTTTCTTAGCAGCATTTGTTTACGGTCTTACAAAAGGCTATGAATATAAAAAATGTTTAAAATTAGCAGTTACAGGTTCTACTGAAAGTGTTAAGCATTCAGGTACATATACGCTTACTATAAACGATATTGAAGAACGTGTAGTATTTACTAACGGAGTCTTTGATATACTACACACGGGTCATTTTGAGCTCCTAGCAGCGGCAAAATCGCTTGGTAATAAACTTATTGTTGCTGTTAATTCAGATGCAAGTGTACAGAGATTAAAAGGCAAAAATAGACCTATCAATGATTTAGGTAAACGTGTAAAACAATTAGAAATGCTACCATGGGTAGATGAAGTTCATGTATTTGAGCAAGACACACCTTACGAAATAATTAAACATATACAGCCTGATTTAATTGTTAAAGGCGGAGATTATATTGTTGAAACTGTTGTAGGACACGATTTAGCAGAAGTGCATATTGTACCTACTGTAGACGGTTATTCAACAACACAGATTATAGAGAAAAGTAAATGAAAATATTAGTTACAGGAAACCAAGGATTTATTGGTAAAAATGTTGCAAGCTATTTGCAACAACAAGGACACGAAGTAGAAGGTTGGGAATGGGAACCAGGTGTGCTTCCGCATACTGAAGGTTACGATTGGTGTATACACTTAGGTGCAATTAGTTCAACTACATACACAGATGTAAATCAAATACTAGAACAGAATTTTGAGTTTAGTGTAAGACTAGCGCAAGTATGCGAAAACTTTGGCACTAATTTACAATACGCATCAAGTGCAAGTGTTTACGGACCAACTACACATTTTACAGAAAATGGACCATTATTACCTCAGTCGCCTTATGCATGGTCAAAGTATTTGTTTGACAGATTTCTAAATCAGTATATAAATGAATTTGAAATTAAAATACAAGGATTTAGATATTTTAATGTATACGGCGAAGGTGAAGAACACAAAGGTGATCAAGCAAGTCCATATTCTAAGTTTACAAAGCAAGCTAAAGAAGATGGACTAATTACACTATTTGAAGGCAGTGACAAATATCTTAGAGACTTTGTTTGTATAGATGATATATGTAAACTACATGAAAAAATGTTCGACGTAGATCAATCAGGTGTATTTAATGTAGGTACTAGTAATCCTACAAGTTTTGAAACAGTAGCACAGACTATTGCTAAAAAGCATACTGCCGGTATACATTACATACCAATGCCAGATAACATAAAGTCACAATACCAGGAATATACTTGTGCTGACTTAACTAATTTAAATAGTGTAGTTGACATGCAATGGACAAACATAGAGGATTATATTAATGGAAAATAACGAACCAACTAGACTAAGTGGTGTTGTGCCTAAAGGATGGGGATACGAATTAATTTGGGCTACTAATGAAAAATATTGTGGTAAAATTATGTTCTTTGAAAAAGAAGGGGCAATGTTTTCAATGCACTTTCACAAAGAAAAAGATGAAACTTGGTTTGTAAATAGTGGCAAATTTAAAGTACAATGGATTGACACTGCAACAGCAGGACTTCATGAACAAGAATTAAATGAAGGCGATGTTTGGCACAATCCTCCATTGCAACCACATAGATTAATTTGCATGAAAGCAGACTCAAGTATTACTGAAGTATCAACACCAGACAGTGTTGAAGATAATTATCGTGTTGCACCTGGTGACACACAACGAACTGCACCTACAGATGGCTAGTGTTTATCAATGGGGACAACCTAAAGCACAGCCTCAAACAATAACACCTAAAGAAGTAAACATGAAAGAAGGCTATATTGCACCTAAGTGTGTAATAGGTCTTGATCGTGATGGTGTTATTAATGTTGATAGAGGCACTTATACATATCGTCCAGAAGACTTTCAGCCTATTGAAAATAGTTTAAGTGCAATTGCTAAACTACGTATGCTCGGACATAAAATAGCTATAATTACTAATCAAGGCGGAATTGAAAAAGGATTGTTTACACAGTATGATGTTGACAATGTACATAACCATATGTTTAATTTATTAGGAGAAGCGGGATGTCCTAGTATTGATGCAATATATTATAGTATGAGCAGCAGAAAAAATGACGAATGGGCAAAGCCAAATCTTGGAATGTTTAAACGATGTGAAAAAGAACACCCGCACGTTAAGTTTAAAACAGGATACTATGTAGGCGATAAAATGAGCGATCTAAAAGCTGCATTTAAATTAGGTGCAAAACCTGTGTTAGTTCGTACAGGATATGGCAAGCAAACTGAAAAAGAGTTAAACAAGTTTTCTTACCGTGACATAAAGAAAAAGACCATCGTATTTGATGATCTTAATTCTTTTGCAAATTACATGGAAACGCTTTAAGCCTGCGCTTCACCCCATTTAAGTAGTATGTTTGATTTTAGCTCACCGCCACTCACTTTATAAATGTTAATAGCTAACACGTCTGGACCATTTGGGAATGTTCCTCTACCACCTAGTGGAGTGTTTGTAAGTTCTTTCAACTCAGCTAATGATAGTGTTGAACGTTCACCCGGTACAGCAATGAATGAGAACACTGTCTCACCCGGCTGTGCATATGGTGGTTGACTAAATTCAAAGTTAAACACATCACCTGGGCTAACTGTACCAGTATATGAACTGTTAAAGTTCACTTTATAATACGAAATTTGACCGCCGCCGCTACCAAATAAGTGCGGGCCTTCTACACTTGATACAGCAACGTTTGCAGGGAAACTAACATCACTTTGGTTAGTCGGATTACCGCCTGCATCACTTAACGGTGTACCTGCTTTAGCACCTGTTGCGTTCCATACACTTTCAGTAAAGTATGCAAATGAACCGTTACTAGAATCACCACCTTTTTCAAATGTTTGGTTTACACCATTACCCGAATTTGCATTTGGTCTTTGTGTAAAGTATACTAGATATCTTCCATACTGTGTTTGATCAAAGATACTTTGAATGGCTGTTCCTCCAGGAAAATAATCGCCGCCGCCAGCACCGTCACTAATTAAATCACCAACTTCTAAGTTTGCTAGTTCCCACGAAGCCTGTGTAAAGTATCCATAGTTTCTGTTTGTTCTAAAGTTCCACCATGGCATTAATGTTGCTGTTGTAGTTGCTTTAGACATAACAGTAGCAGTTGTATACGTAGCAGTGTCACCACTATTCCAACTAATACCACCACCTGATGCAATCTGTGCAAAACTTGGCTGTCCACCTTGAGCAACACCACTTAGTCCGGCCCAGTTAACATCTCCAGGGTTAAGTGGATAGTTTTGAGGGTTAAGAACACCCTCAACAATCACGCCGCCTGTAATTGGAGCGTTTGAGTTATCTGGATCAATACCATCCGAAGTAATCTCAAGTCCTTGTAGTAGTAACTGCGCTCTGTTTAGTAGTTCTCTTTCACCTAAGTCTCCAACAATAGCGTTTGAAACACTAGGTGCTAGTCTAAGCATAAATGCTGTCTGTCTAGTTGTACTAACTGTGATGCCTGTTTCAGCGTAACTAAAGATATAACCGCGATCTTCATCAAAGCCGCCGTCTGTAATAAACGCTGAACCCCAGTGTGATATAAGTGGCGTAACTGTATTACTAATTAACACAACACCTGTTGCTTCAGCGTGTGTAGCTGCTACACCGCCATTATATATTCGATCTGCGCCAGCTTGGAAGTTTGTTAATGAAGCTGCTCTAACAACACCTGTTAGTGTGTTTCCTGATCTAGCATCAAACGACATAACTTCGTTATCAATATACACTGTTCCCCAGTCTGGGAAGAACGATGCGTCTTCTAATACTATAGTATTTTGATCTATAGTCATTGCTGATGCTAATTTACCTGGAGGTCCTTCGTTAGTAACTTCGTAACGTACTGGCAAGTTACCTGAGCGCATAAACGCTTCTGTGTTTACGTTTGAGTTACGCATTCTGTGACAGAATACAAAGTTACCATCTGATCCACGTAACATGAAGTCAATAAAACCAGCACCATACCAACTGTACTGAATACCAATCATTTGCATTTTAGCAATATCAATATCGTAACCACTTGGTCCGTTGCCGTCAAGTGTATCTAGGTTAAAGTCTTTTTGTTTTGCTTTTTTATCAACAACTAAATTCATTTTTGCGCCACTAATTGTACCAACGCCTCTCCAGTCAGGAGAAACTGATAATTCAGTTTCACTAATTACATTAGTAATAACGTGTGTCATACCTTTAATAACAACACGGTCGCCTGCTTTAAGTTGTTCTCTAAATCTTGTTCCTACACCAATAACTTCGTTATTGTTAGTTTGCATTGTAATAGTGCCTGAAATTTGCTTAGTTGATGTACGTTGACATACTTGAACATTTGTTCCGTCATATTCCCAATAAATTCCGTTTTGATCATCAAAGATTCCTGAGCGTACTGTAGCACCGTGCCATGAAACAACACTCATTTGTGCGCCAAATCCTAGTACTGCTGTTGTAGAACCTAATCTACGCTGCGATCTTACTTGGAATGATCTTTCGTCAATAACGTCAACAACTTCATAATCAAAGTTTGGTGGAACAGCCGTTTCTGATCCACTGTTATATCCTGGAGTTTTTACTCCTAACAATCTAACAATGCCGCCAACTTGTACTCCGTGATCGTTATCATCTGTAGTAACTGTAATAGTAGAGCCAACTTCAACACCATCAGCAGTTACATTTGCAAGATCATAACTTGGTGCAAATAACGCACCAGTTGTATACATAATGCCTTTACCTGATTGATATCTAATATACTTTTTACTTTGACGTATTGCCTGTGCGCCGTGTTGTGGTCCACCAGTACCTAGTTGTACACCTCCGTCGTATGGTCTGTGTATAAAGAATGAGTCAGGTCTTGGATAAACAATTCCTGATATAATTTCAGTACTAGCATCAATTGCGCCTGGTGCTCTTGCTGTATATCTTAATTTGTTAATATCTGGTATATCTGTTGCAAAGAATGATCCACTTGCAAGTGCATGGTTATTAGAACCGTCATCCGAAGTAACAGTAGTAATAAACGAATCACCTGGAACAAATCCGTGTGCGTTAGCAAATGTGATTTCTAAAGTAGCAAGTGCAGAGTATGAAATTGCTTCAGTAACTGCTATTGGTGCAGTCGATGCTTGCGACATCAAAATAGTTGATATTAGATCTAAGTTAGAACCTGGTGCACCTGTACCAGTATGTGTGACAGTTTCAATTTCTCCGCCTGCACCGACTGTTGAAACTGTTACATCAATATCGTTTGACGGCGTTGCTCCATCTACTAAGTTACCAGCTACTGTTAATCTATCACCAATTGCGTATCCTGTACCAGCATTTGCTGCACTTACAGTATCGTACACTGCAAAGTTTTTAGCAACAGTAAATGTTGCACTTGATCCAACAGGAACATTGTTAAGGCCTGCTACATCAGTAAATGTGCCGCCCGGTGTAGCTGTTGTACCTGCAGAGTTAATAGTTGTAATTACACCTGTTGTTAGTGCATCAACTGCACTAATTGTAATAGTTAAATCGTTTGCCGGCGTTGCTCCGCCTAAGAATGTACCTAATATTTTTAATTCTTGGTTAGCGTTATAAAGTGTACCAGCATTATTAATAGCTACAACATAGTTATTAGATACAATAGAAACATCAAAAGTAGCTCCTAAACCTTGTCTATTTGAACCACTTACTGCTAAGGCTTCGCCGTCTGTTGAACCAGTACCTGCTATACTAGCAACTGTAATTTCACCTGTTCCGCTAACATTATCAAATGTGATAGTTGCGTCATTTGCTGGCGATGTGCCACCTAGTTTGTCACCTGTAACAGTAAACGTTTCTGTAGGCAAATAGTTTTGTCCACCATTGTCTACACTAACTGCATAAAAGCCATTACCGTTAGTAATTGTTAATGATGCAAATTCACCTGTGCTACCTGAATATGTAGCATTAGGACCACCTGCTCTAGTTGCATTACCGCCACTTGTATAAGAAGAGTGTGCAGATGAATCATAATTTGTTGATAGTGTTGGGTCTGTAAATATTGAAAATGTTGTACTGTTTATTACATTAACATAAACGCCTTGAGCGTTTATTTCAGTCATTCCAACTACATCAGTAATTGTAACAAATTGTCCATTTGTTAATTGCGATGTATCTGCAACAGTAATTACAGCAGGACTAGCCTGTGTAATATTAGTAATTGGTAATTGAACATAGCCTATTTGACTAACATTACCATAATTGTTAATTACACTTGGTGAAGCACCTGCATATGTTAATGAAGTAATGTCGCCAGTGCCGCCTACAGCTACAACACTTACAGATAAGTCGTTTGTTTCGTCGATACCGCCTAATGCCGAACCTAGTACTTTAATTACGTCACCTACTGCATAGCCACTATCAGTTGCTGAACTTGCTATTGCTACACTACTAAAGTTGCCTGCTGTCCAGTTTACATCAAGTAATGCTCCAGTACCTGTTCCACCTTGCGGTGTAGCAGTTGTACCTGTTATAGATAATGATCCATCCCAATGTACACCTGTATGTGAAAATGTAGAAACTCCACCACCAGCTGTTACGGCTGTAATTGTTATTATTATGTTATTAGTACCAGTTGTACCGCCTGCATTTAAACCATCAATTGTTATTCTGTCACCGTTGGCATATCCTGTACCTGCTGTATTAACTGTAACTGTATAAGATCTTTCAGCGTTTTGGTCAAGTGTAATATCAAATGTTGCACTAGTACCTGTTGGGTTTACATTACTTGCTGCAACACCTGTATATGTCTTTTTATTAGGTACTAATGTACTTGAAAAGTTTCCATCAAAATCAATATAGTTTGCTCCAACAGTGGAAATGTTTATAGCATCTCCATTACCTTTATCAGCTGATAAGTTAGCTAATACACCAGTTACATCATCAAGATATACTCTATTCTCGCCTGGGTTTACAGTTTCAGTTATTGCTGGAGTTATATATGTTCCACCGCCGGCGCTAGTATCAATAATACCAGTTACCTGTGAACCTACAGGAATATTACCATTAGTTAATGGTGAACCAACTTCTGGAGCAGGGCCATCAAATGGAATTATAGTTGCACCTGTTGGAATATTTAATTGTGCGTTCATTACTCCGTTACTACCATTACTTTGAATAGTAAAGTTAGCTGTACCAACGTTAGCACCTGTATAAAAGCCTGCTTTTCTTAATTGTGTATATGTAGTAGTTAATATTTCACCATTTGCTGTACCTACTTTTGCTTTTGCATAAAAGTTAAATGTAGAAGTAGTCGGCGTTGCGTTAATAATAAAGCTACCTTCAGCTCTTGCAGCACCAGTGATTGAATTCTCTAACGCTTTAATAGTTATAGGATCGCCTGCTACAAACCCATGTGGGCCTTGCGTAGTTACTGTAATTAATGATTGACCAACACCTTCTGAGCCTGTGGATGCATCAGTTACAACTAAAATAACTTCGGTATCAGTACCTGGTATTTCGTATACACTTGGGTATCCGCGCAATGTTCCAATAGCACTCCACTTAGTAGGCTGTAGACCATATTCAAAGTCAGCGTCAAGCATTGATTTTGGTTCAGCAGTTCTACCTCTTTCAATAGCATCTGTACCAAAATCAAATGGTCGTGTTCTAACTTCTCTTTCTTCTACAAAAATTTGTAAATCGTCTGTTGCTGAATGACCAGTAGTAGAATAATTTAATTTAACAGTTGTAACACCGTCTGTAGTTTCTAAGAATTTTAAAAAGTCGGTATCAATTCCGTGATCCATTATTGTTACAACACCGCCTTGTGTGGCACTACCAAAGTTGTAAATAATTTCGTTTGTAATTGTGTTTGTAATTAATAGCAATTCATTTGACTGCCATTTGCCTTGTATTTTAACATTGCCTACACCAAGATATATCTTTTTAGGTAATCCGCCTAATCCGTTTGTTATTGTATCTACAGTATTAAATACTAAAGTATTAATTTTTGCATTTGGACCAGCTGTTACGCCGTTTGCTGTAGCAGTATTAAATGTATGTAATGAAGTATCAGATGATACACCAACATTAACAGTAATCGTAGTTGAAGTTACTGCTGTAATTTCAAGTGGCGCATAATAAAAACCGTCTTTGCCAGTAGCATTAGGAACCCCTGAAGCTCTTGGATAAGGATGCAGTGTTGCGTTGCCGTCTAATGCACATGTAAATGTAACTGCTCCTGGAGCAATAAAGATTTCGTCACCAACAGATAATGTATGTGTACCAATAGTTAGTGACATCACTCCTGTTTGTGGTTTATATGTTCCGTTTGTTGGAGTAAATTGCTGCAATGTCTCAGATGCTGTTCCTGAAAGATCCTGAGTTACTTCTGTGTTTGCTGCTGAGTATGCTACCTGTGGGAAAATATTGTCTTTAATTAAGTTGCCGATCCACGTATGAGTTTGTATTTCAGGCTGTCGATCACCGTCAACTTGTGCAACATCTTGATCCCAATAGTATTTAATGTTGTTTATTACAGTTTCATTACCGCCGTATCTTAAATCAGTCAAGTAAGCATCAATAATATAACCAACATCTCTTTGACATTTTGCTTCGTTATATGTATAACCTACAAAGCCCGATACGTTTGCTGCTACTTGTGCAGCAATCCATGCAGTTGATTCTTTTTGTATAAATTCTTTGTTTGCACTTAACAAAGCGTAAGCGTTTGGATAACGATTATCGTTTGCTCCAATGCCCGGTTTAAATACATAATTTTTTATCTGTGTTTTTGCCATGTTTTATAATCCAAATGCTATTGCTAGTGATAGTGCCTGACTATCGACGTAATCTTTATTAGTAACACTAGAGCCTACTGTAGGTGCAGTTGCTATTGTAGCCGCTGAAAACGCCGCTGCTGCTGGCGTTGTATTACCTATGACTGTATTGTCTATTGTACTGTTATTTATAGTAACTGCAAGACCTGAAGAATTTAATTCACCAAGTTTTGTGTCTGCTATTTGTAAAATTATTTTGTTTGCTGCGTTAATATCTAAGTTTGTTGTAGAATCTAACTTAGCTATACCAATGCCGGACACATTTAATTGCCCGCCTACATATAAGTCTTCAGCAATGCCTACGCCGCCGGCTACAGTAAGTGCGCCTGTTGTTGTACTAGTTGCTGCTGTAGTTGATGTAATAGATGCTGAACCAAATAATCCTGTTGGATTTTCAACTGTGATTGTTCCATACACAGTACCATCTGCGTTACCATAATATAATACATCAGGTGCATTTGACGGAATAGAAACATATAAAGTTCCATCGCTTTTGCCCTGTGAGTCAGCAAGTGTTGTGCCATCTGAGTGTCTTAACCCGTTTGTATAAGCAACTGGATTTGCTCCTACAGCACTAAAAATATTCATAGTAATTGTACTAAGCTCTAAGTCAAATGTCTTAGTACCATTTCTATAAAGTGTTATTGATGGGTTATTTGCTCCACCACCGTCTATTCTAAAGTTTCCGCCGCTTTCAGTTACTGCAAAGTCGGTAACAAATGCATCGTCGTCACTAACTACTTCTAATGTAATTGATCTAGCGGTAATGTTTCCAAGCTCGTCTACTGTAAAGGACGGGCTATCGAATCCATATTCTGACTTAAATGCGTTATTTACAATTGTTGGCATACGTTACTCCTACAAGTATATTTATCAGATAATACTATTAAGGAGTTAGCGGGTTTTGATTGTGGAAGTACTGTGCTGTATAAATTACTTTTACACCAAGATTTGCATCAGCTGGTGATGTAGTAGCTGGATTTAGGATGATATCAACATGACTATCATTTACTACAGCACTTACTGTAAGTAAATCTCTTAATGTATTATTTCTAGCATATACGACCACACTAGCTTTGTCTCTAGTAGCAGTTACTAAAACTTTAATTATCTCTTTATTATTAGAGTCAAGGTCTGCAGATATTGTATATTCAGCTGACGAAAATGATCCCATATGCCATCTATCAAGCAACGTATCTACGTATACTTGTTTCCAGGGTCCGTTATGTGATGTACCTAAATTATTTTTAAATAACAAAGTATTTTGTAAGCCTGCTTTTATATATGCGCCAATATCCATTATATTTTATCCCTAACTGATATAATATTTATCAATTATAGTAGTTTGCCTTTCATGATCCAATTAACACTAATGCGTCTAGGAACTGTGCTAGATATAGGACTATGATTTAGTCTGCAATCAAACATTAAAGCAGAATTTTCTTTATGCACAAATTCAGTATCATCAAATTTAGTTCCGCCATCTGCATCGTTTACATAATATAATAGACTATAATATCCAGGTTCAACCATATCTTGATGCCAACCTGTATTTTGACCAGGTGTATAAAAGTTAATCATACACCTATGTAGATGATCTAACTCAAAAATATCTTTGT